GGTTTCCGCGATCGGCTCCAGGCCATCACCGGCGGCGCGCCGTACAACACCGAAGCGGGACAAAACGTCTTCATCGGTGCCGGCACGGTCGATGCCGAAAGCAAGATCCCGTGCGTGGTCATCGTCGAGGGCGAAGAAACGGCCACCCAGACCGCGGCAGGCGGCGGGCAAGGCGTGGCTGCGGGCCAGTCGACCAAGATGCAGATCGCGCTGAACGTCAACGTCGAGGGCTACCTCGCGGCGGCGCAGAGCAACACCGGCGAGCAGCAGGCGAAGCTGAAAGCCGACATCAAGCGCGCAGTCATGGGCCCGGGGCCGATCGCGCACTCTGGGCTGACCATCGGCCCGCTCACCTACCTGGGCGCCGAGCCTTTCACCCGCGAGGACGGATCGAACGCCGAGGGCGTGCGTGTGCGTTTCGCAGTCACCTACACCGAAAAATGGGGCGACCCCGATGCAAAACAGTGACCGCCACGCGTTCTTGTTCGCACGCGACTGGACCCATGCCGGCGTGACCTACGCGCGCGGCGACACCACCGAACTCCCGGCCAACGATGTCGAGAAGCTGACGCGACTCGGCGCCGGTGCGCCGCCCGAGCGCACGACCGAAAAACCCGACCCGCCGAAGGGGAAGAAAGCCCCGACGCCAACGGTGTAACCCAACGCACCAACCCACCCCGAAGCCCGCGCAAGCGGGCTTTTTCATTGGAGAGCATCCATGGCACTTCCCCTGAATACCCACACCAACCAGTACGTGTTCGGTCGTGGCCGCATCTTCATCGGCGTCTACAGCGGCGACGCCAACCGCGCCGACCGGCGCTTCATCGGCAACTGTCCGGGCTTCACGCTGTCGGTCGAATCCGAGAAGTTCGAACACTTCAGCTCGACGGCGGGCATCCAGACCAAGGACCTGACGGTCACGAAGTCGGTCAACTTCAACGCACAGGTGACGTGCGACGACATCCAGGCCGAAAACCTCGCGCTATTCCTGGGCGGCACCTCGGGCACGTTGACGCAGGTGGCCACGCCGGTCACGAATGAAGCCATCGTCGTGCAGAAGGGCTACCACTACCAGCTGGGTCTGGTCGGATCGAACGATGTCGGCGTGCGCGAAGTGACCTCGGTCGTCGTGACCAACGTCGCGGGCAGCACCACCTACGTGCTGAACACCGACTACGCGCTGGATGCCGACAGCGGCATGATCTACATCATCAGCGGCGGTGCCATCACCAACGGCCAGACCATTCACGTCGACTACACGCCGGCCGCCGGCTCGCGCACCCTGGTCGAATCCGGTACCGGTGGCGCCATCGACGCCGAGCTGTTCTTCGTTGCCGACAACGCCAACGGTGACGACCGCGACCTGCGCATCCCGCTGTGCTCGATCGCCCCGTCGGGCGAACTGCCGTTCATCACCGCAGATGAACTCGGTTCGATGACGTTCGACATCGGCATCAGCACCAAGGACACCTCGACGCCGCAGATCATCATCGCGGGTCAGGACGTCGCGTAACACCCAGGGCCCCAAGCCTTCCCCGGCGCCGAACCGCGCCGGGGCTTTCTCCAATTCCGTGCCGGAGGCCCCATGCGGCCCCCTTCGGCCAGTGAGCACACCACCATGAAACTCAAACCCCTGACCGTGGCGGACATCGCCGCGCTGGCCGCGTGTTATCGAGAGATCGACGCGGCGGCGAAGGCCGGCAACGATGGTCCAATGATGGCGGTGGCGTTTGGCCAGCTGGCCGGCGTGCTGGACCGCATCAACCTGGGCAAGCGTCCGAAGGCGTTCTCGGACATGACCCTGCCCGAATTCCTGCGCGCGGTCGCCAAGGTGATCCCAGACATCATCGCCGCGAACCAGGCGCAGTTCGCCGACTTCGACGCCGCGGCGGCCGAGTTCGGCGAGGCCCTGTCATCGCTGGACATGGCCGCCGCGAAGCGCTGACCCGATGCCTATCGTCATCGACTCGCGCGAGCTGCAGGCGTTGCAGCGGCGGCTGGCGGGCGTGTCGAAAAACATCGGGCGCGACATGAAGCGGGCGCTGTCGTCCACGCAGCGTGCCACGCGCACCGAAACGACGAAGGCCGCGGCCGATGGCTACACGACCAGCACGCGGCAGATCGGCGCCAATACGCGGGTGTCGAAGGTCGACACGACCGACCTGAGCTTCACCATCACGGGCCTGAAGGCGCCGATCGGGTTGCAGCACTTCAAGCACTCGGCCACGCGTCGCAATGGCGTGTCGGCGCAGGTGAAGAAGGGCGGCGGCGCGCAGCGGTTGCCCTCGGCATTCAAGTCGTCCGTGTCGAACTTCGGTGGCGGTGGCGGTGCATCAAAGCGGATCTTCATGCGCGCGCGTTTGCCCGGCGGCGGCCAGGTCGGTCGCCTGCCGATCAAGGCGCTGTTCGGCCCGTCCGTGGCCGACATGCTGGCGAATCCAGCGATCCAGAACCGAGTTGGCGCGTTCGCGCTGAACAAGCTGTCCGCCGAAATCACCCGCCAGATCGAGGTCGCGTTACGTGGCTAAGCAGAACGTCGAGCTGAAATTCTCGATCAAGGACGGCGTGTCGTCGGGCCTGGCGAAGATCGGCAAGGGCATCGACTCGGTCAACCTGAGCCTCGGAAAGACAGCGGTTGCGGCTGGCGCGGCCACGGCGGCGCTTGCGGCTGTCGGCGCAGGCGCCGGCATCGTCGCCGGCATTTCCTCGGCATCCGAGTTCGAACAGGCCATTGCTCGCGCAGGGCAGGCCGCCGGCGCGACGGGCGAACAGCTCGCCACGATGGGCGAAGCGGCGCGTGCGGCATCGTCGGCCACCGGCGCTACGGCCACCGAAGCTGCGCAGGCGCTCGAGGCGCTTGGTCGCGCCGGCTTGAATTCGAAGGATGCCATTGCCGCGCTCGAACCGGTGCTTTCGGTTGCGCGCGTGAACACGATCGCGGTGGGCGATGCCGCCGGGCGCACGGCGGACGTGCTCGACCAGTTCGGACTCGCGGCCAGCCAGACGGCGAGCGTCGCCGACACGTTGTCGGCGGCAGCGAAGGCCAGCGGCACCAGCTTCGTGCAGATCACCGACGCGCTCGCGCAGGCGGGTCCGTCTGCCCGCACGGCCGGCGTCGACTTCCGCACCACCGCGGCCGCGCTTGGTCTGCTCGCGCAGAACGGCATCGAGGGCGGCAAGGCCGGCGGCGCACTGCGCGGGATCTTCGACGCCCTGCGCGATCCAACGTCCAAGTTTTCGCAAGCGCTGTCCGATGCCGGCATCAAGTCGCGCGACTTCGCCACGGTCATCGCCGAACTCGGCACGAAGGGCGCAGGCGCCGAAACCGCCATTCAATCGCTCGGCGCCAAGGGCACGCTCGCGCTGCAGGCGCTGTTGCGCGACGGCGCCGGCGCGTTGCAAGGCCTGCGCACCGAACTGGCAACCAGCGAGGGCGCGGCCAAGTCGGCCGCTGACCAGATCAACAACACGCTGGCCGGTGCGTTCACCGACCTCAAGAACGAAATCACGAACGCCGGTATCGGCTTCTTCGAGCCGATCCTGGGGCCGATCAAGGGTGGACTCCAGGAGGCGGCCGACGCGATCAAGGCGTTCGCCGAGTCCGACGACTTCGCATCCCTGCGTGAGTCGTTCCGTGTGGCCTTCGAAGAGGGGCTTCAGTTCGTCCGAAACTTCATCGCCGAGTTCGATTTCCAGGCGGCGATCACGTCGGTGCAGCAGTTCGTCGACGACGCCGGCGGGAAGCTGCGCGGATTCGCGCAGACCGCGGACGAGGTGGCCAGCGCCATTCGCGTCGCGACCAATGCCATCGGCGCCGTGTTCAATGCGCTGCAGACGGTCATCGCTGCTGCAGTGGGCGCGATCGCACAGTCGCAGGCCTCCCTGCTCACCCCGCTCGCTGCGGTCAACGACACCGCGGCCGAAATGAAGCGGGTGCTGCAGGATGTCGCAGACAACGCGTTCGAGCAGGTCAAGGTTCATGCCGCGCAGACCGGCGCCAATGTGCAGGCGCTGGCCGAGAGCTTCAGCGAAGCCACGAACGCAACGAACACCGCGTCGGAAGCGGCGGCCGATGCAGCCTCGAACATCAAGCAGCTGTCGGCCGACGAAGAGCGTCTGGCCAACAACGCTGCAAAATTGGCCGAGGCAGAGCGGCAGCACGCTGCTGCAATGGAAGAGGCAGCGGCCAAGGCGGCCAGCAGCATCGACACGGTTGCGACCGCACAGGCGAAACTCGCCGAAATCGAGCGACAGATCGGCGATGCCATTGCCGGCGGGCAAAGCCAGGCGCAGGTACAGGCGCTGATCACGCAGGCGAACACGCTGCGCGCCAGCATTGAGCCGGTCGGTCAAGCCGCGGCCGACGCCGGGGCCAAGATTCAAAAGGCCGGCAACGATGGCGCTGCCGCATTCTCTGGCGCTGCCAGTTCTGCATCGCGCGCCGCATCCGAGATCCAAGCCACCGGCGAAGCGGCACAGCAGTCGGCAACGATGGCGGCCGAGGGCACGGCATCGCTGTCGGGCATCACGGCGGCGCTGTTCTCGAAGTATTCGGCGCTGTCAGAAGCCGCGGGCCGGTTCTTCGCCGAGACCCAGAAGGCCGCGAACGTCGGGTCACTGTCCCTGCAGGACTACGGCGAGGCCATTCAGGCGGCCGACCGAGCCACGCAACAGGCCTTCGACGGACAGACGGCCAGCGCCAACGCGCTGATTTCCAAGCTGCAGGAATACGCGCAGACCGGTC